TGTTATTTAAAAATTATCTAGGTCAGAAAAATGGAACATACCGCCATAGATTATGTGTCTGGGATGATAACTTTACACTGATTGGCATGTCTCCAGAAGTTTGGTCATTTTTGGACGGGCAGATTGAATTCTGTTCTGGTGCTGCCATATATAATGGTGACTTATTATTAACATTTGGATTTGTTGATAATGCAGCATTTATTCTTAATGTCCCCGCAAATTTAGTTAATGAATTGATTGATGAGGCAATAAATGCTTAATAAACTTATAACTAAATTATCAAGTAATTCATTTGATCCAGTTCTTAATACATTGATTGCAAATGAATATGAAAAGATTGGTCAGACAGCTGCTGCAATTTCTTTCTATTTAAGAACTGCAGAATATGGGTATGACACTCATCCAGAACATGTATATGCGTCTTTAATCAGATCTTCAATTTGTTTTGATGGTCAACAAAATAGAACACATACTGTCAGAAATTTATTGGAGAAAGCAATAGCCTATAATCCACAAAGACCAGAAGCATATTTCCTGCTGGCTAGATATTACGAAAGAACCCAAAAGTGGCAAGAGTGTTACACTATGTCAGAAATTGGTCTAGTTTTTTCTGGTGGCAGATTAAATAAACTTCCATTAGATGTAGAGTATTTAGGAAAGTATTGCCTAGAGTTTGAGAAGGCTGTCGCTGGATGGTACGTAGGACGGCGGGAGGAGTCAATAGAGACCTTTAAATCCCTTTTGACACAAGATATATCAGAACAATATCGCAAAGCCGTAGAACATAACCTGTCTATTCCTGTTTAAAAATATTAGCATTTTTCCGCTAATTTGGTATACTTATATCATATGACACAATATACTGAATCTCCGCATTTGTTCAGATATCCATCCCTTACAGATACACCAAATGTACCTAGGGATATTCAGGCATTGGCTGAAGATATTGGTGCATATGTTGATGTCCACCCAGGTCCACAAGGAACACAAGGTATACAAGGGCCACAAGGATTACAAGGAACACAAGGCTTACAAAGCCCACAAGGTATACAAGGCTTACAAGGGTCTCAAGGTTTACAAGGACAACAGGGGCTTCAAGGAAATCAAGGAAACCAGGGTGTTCAAGGAAATCAAGGAAACCAAGGTGTTCAAGGAACACAAGGCTTACAGGGCTTTCAAGGTATAACAGGTCCAGCAGGTCCATCTATTGCAATTAATGGAGTAGAAGCTGCAACTACAGGAGCTCTTCCAAATTCACCAACTTATGCAGCAGGAACAACTTTGGGTGCAGACGGCGGGTACGGAAAAGGTGCCACTCTTACAGCAACAACATATGGTGCATTAACAATTGATGGTTATACACCAGTTGTAGCAGATGCTGGAGATAGAATTCTTGTTAAAGATCAGGCTGATCCAAAACAAAACGGTGTTTATACATTGTCACAAGGCGACTCAACACATTATTGGAAACTAACTCGTGCAACAGATTTTGATGGTTTTGCAAGTGCAACACAAATTCAAGCAGGTGTATTTTTAACTGTATATGGCGGAACTGCAGGTTCAAATCTTGATACAACATGGATTATGGTTGCACAAGAAGGTTCAGGCACACATGATGAAAATATTGTTGTTGGCGTAGATCCAATAAATTGGGCTAAATCAAATGGTGTTGCAATTCAAGGTACCCAAGGTATACAGGGATTACAGGGCCAACAAGGTTTGCAAGGAACCCAAGGCATACAAAGCCCACAAGGTATACAGGGAACCCAAGGTTTACAGGGCCCACAAGGTTTACAGGGCATACAAGGAATTCAGGGTTTACAGAGCCCCCAAGGTGTGCAAGGTTTACAAGGGCCACAGGGCATTCAAGGAATAACAGGATTACCTCCATCAGCTTCTATTAGTTATGTTCCAGGTGTAACCTATACTTTTGCTTCAACAGATGCTGGTAATTTTGTATTATTTTCATATAGTAGCTCTGCTATAACCGCAACACTTCCTGCTTCTGTTTTTTCGGCTGGTCAAGTAATAAATATACAACAACAAAATATTCAACCTGTCACTATAGTAGGGGCAACAAATGTTACTATAACATCAACAGGACAAACAACTAATTCCCCTGTGACAAGACAACAATATTCTTCAGCAACAATAGTTTGTATAACAGGAGGAGCTACACCAACATTTACGGTAATTGGAGATATAGTCTAATGCCTATAAATACTCCTTTGTCTGGCGCTATAGATTCTTCAAGAAAAACATTCGTTGGAAATTTTTATAAAATTGGGACATTAACTGCAAATTCTGATGGAAGCTCAACAGTTTTAAGTTTTTCTAATATCCCGCAAAACTATAATCATTTAAAGCTTCTTTATTTATGTTCATCAACAGATAAAGAATGCGTATATTGGAATACTTTAGGAACAACATCAGATTATCTTGATTATATAGGTTTATATAATGCTCCAGCTAATACAAATACAACATCTTCTTTAACGGGCAACATATCTTCGACAAATGTATATTCTTCTACTTCTTCAAATTTTAAAATTGCACATATTGATATTTTAAATATTAATTCTTCAACTAATTATAAAAGTATGCAAAGTTTTGGCGGGTATGATGCAAATGGTACAGGTATTTATGCAGTTTCAAATACTGTGTATTATCCAAATACAAACCCTATTACTTCTTTAAGTTTAGGTGTTTTAAATTACGGAACCCTTAATGCTGGCACAACAGCTACACTATATGGAATTATTTAGGATAAAAAATGACATTAAATCTTCCAACTTATATACCAATAGCTACCAAATTCGTTGACACTGGCAATCTGTACGCAAACATAGATTTTCAAAATATTCCTCAAAAATATACTGATTTGCTTATATCTTTTACTTCTGCAGCTAATTCCCAAGGTCCTGCAATGAATAATTACATGTATTTTAATAATGATAGTGGCGGATCTTCATATTCGGGAACTATGGTTACTCCCACAGGAACTTCTTATTATTCAAATTTTTCATTAATACCAATTTTTCCAGGAGTATCGCCAGTTCAGGGCGTGTTCTATCCTTCAACTACATTTTTTTATATACCTAATTATAGAAATTCTTATAACAAGGTGTGTTTGAATGAATCAATAGGTGGAAATTTGCTATCACAAAATAGTAGTGTTGTTGCTCCATTTCAGGGCGGTGTGCACACTTGGAGAAATACTTCTGCAATAAATAGAATATCTTTTAGTGGCGGTATTTTTGGTTTTGGAACAGAAATAACAATATTTGGGTTAGGATAAAAATGGCAAGCCATAAATTAATTAAAACCGTAACAGTAGGGTCAACAAGTCAATCAAGTATTGTATTTGATAATATACCTCAAACATTTAATGATTTAAAAATTATTGCTGTTATGAGGGGAGATGCTGCATCTATATCTAGTACTCCAATATTTAATTTAAATGGAGATTCAACAAGTTCTTATCAAACATCAGAATTTCTTCAATTGAGTGGTACACGGTACAATTTTGGCAACTGGGTAGGTACTAGAACGTACGGTGCGGGGGCATTGGCAACATTCCCAGATGCAAATGGAAATGCAAATAGATATTCTAATTATATTTTATATATACCTCAATATTCAAAAAATCTTTCAACGCAAAATGTAATATTAAAAGAATATCCAAGTCAAGGAAACAATGTTGAAATTACTTTAATTAGATGGACTACGGGTGGTTCAATAAGTAAAATAGCTATAAGTGGTTATAATCCAACTTCAAATTTTATTCAATATTCAAGTTTTAGTTTATATGGAATTTCTAATAGATAAGGAGAAAAAATGTCAAAGGTAAAAGAAATAGATTGCACTACAGGTCAAGAAATTGAAAGAGATCTAACTGATGATGAGTTAGCTGCTTTGCAGGCTGCTGCTGAAAGCTTAGCTGCACAACAACAAAAAATGGCGGCGGACGCACAAGCAAAAGCAGATGCATTAGCTTCAGCAAAATCTAAACTAACTGCACTAGGCTTAACAGAAGAAGAAGTAAAAGCCATAACAGGTCAATAAATCTAGTTAACAGGTATAATAGGTTATATGTCATATAAACAAGTAGTTCTTAGAGATAATCCTATAGCATTTTGGCCATTGAATGGTACATCAGGGCTAAGAACTTATAACACCATTTTGCTTGAATATCAGACATATCAAGATTGGCTTGCCAACGAACCAAATTATAATGCTGCAACTAATTCTTTTACATTACAAGATGTGTCTCAATATGGTAACCATGCTGCTTTTACAATTGGGTCTCCCAATTTTACAGATGTTTTGCCATTAACAACTTTGTCTAACTATGACAATCAATTGGCGGGATGTGAGATAACATCCAATTCAGAGATAAGTGCACTTGGAACTCCCGTATATAATATGTTCTATAATGGAACAGAAAATCTTAAATTTGGTATAGAATTTTGGCTATCATTTAATCAAGCCCCGACACAATTAAATACATTATTTTCAACTTCATATCAAGGCAATATAGTGGCACAGGCATTTGCTGATAATGATAAAATTTATTTTACTATAAATGGTAAAGATGCAGTCACATCTCAAGTTCTTTCTTATACCACATACAAACAAATTAAGTCATGGGATTCTCAATTACATGTATTTTTATCTTATGACAATGGTGCAATAAATGTTTCTGTGAACTCCATACCTGGGAATCCAGTAAATGTTTCGTCTAATTTTGTTTTTTCAGATACAGCTACAATGGCTTCAGATTTCTTTTATAAAATGGGCCCAGCTTCTTCACCAGACATTTTTGTAATTAATAATCTTGCTTTTTATGATTATATACTTTCTACTAATACTATTAGATCTCATATGGTGTGGGGAACCAATGATTCTGCCCCGCAAAATTATGTAAGACAAACTAGTGGTTTCTTTTTTGATATTAAAGATTCTGAAACAATGTTTGCATTTAAAAAAGAATTTAGAAATTCAGCTGATTATGGTTTAGGAGTTACATCAACATTAGTTGCTGATTCAACAGGTTTAACTTTAAATCAAACTTTAACAGCTCAGTCTTCATCGGGTACTTGGCTATATACAGTGCCATCTTCTGGTCTGTCTAAAATCTCTGGAGTAAAGGTAGCGTGGGACTCAGGTATGCCAGATAGCTCTTCTGCTGTAAGCGGGGACTTTATAAAAATTGAATTTTCAAAGGATAATGGTTCTACATGGTATCAAATAGAAAATGGGTATCCAGTAATAAAATTTCCAGACAGTTCTTCTGCAGTTTATCCAAACATGTTGGTAAGAGTAACTATTTCAACTTCAGATGCATCTCAAAAATATCGCCCAAGAATTGATAACTTAGTTGTTGGAGTTTATAAAGACCTTTCTATATATTCAGACATGGGAGCTTTTGCATTAACTCCAAGACAAGGTAGCTACACGGGAGACACATATGCTATTAAAAATAATTCTTTTAACATTCTTGCAAGATCTGAAAATTTTGGAATTAAGTTAGACACAACCATAGATGGAAGCAATTCGGTTGCAGCTATATACCCACAACAGCAAACTTCTTTATATCAAACAATAGAGTTTTGGTTTAGATATGATGACTTTAGTACATCAAAAGTTCAATATATTCTAGATACCCTAGGAACAAAAGCGTCTGTTTATTTTAATCAAGACGGCGGGATGTATCAAAACGGCTTTCAAAATGTATATGTAAATGGTGTTGATATATCTAGCGGAAGATATTTGATACAGGGCGAGGCTTATCATATTGTTTGTATATATTCTGCTCCAACTTCAAGCACTATTTATTTGGGCGGGGATAAAACTTTAACCCAGTACTCTAGGGGAACATTTGGCTATCTATCAATATATCCAAATGCTCTGTCTGTAGGAAGTGTACAAAATAGATATCTTAGTTTCTTGACTGCAACAGTAGCACAAGTAGATTTCCCCTATTCAACTTCTACAGTATTTGGAAGCTCTATAGGAAATGCCCAGTCTGCTTCAAATTCTTTGGGTACTTTGTCTGAGTTCTCTGGTTTAAGTACAGATTATAATGGCGGTCAGCCAATTTTGGCATATACACATCCCACAAATAATGCTTAACAAGTAAAATATGGCATTAGCATGTTCATTTTTTGTGCTTTAGCCATATATAGTGGTATTATTCATATATGAAACCTACTAAACCTATGCAGATAACTCCAATTGATGAGGTCAATTGGGGACTTTATATTTGGCAGATGCCAGATGGCAAGGTTGTCATGGATGAAGAAGGGGCTTATTTGAGTATCCCCGCCGTTAAAGGTGATATCAGACAGATTAAAAAACTTAAAGATGCTGCAAAGCATTATGGTTTAGAAGAAGGTAAGCCAATGTTCATGGCGGGTCACAGACCAGTCACAGACGAAGAGTTGGCAGAACAAAGACAAAGATTAGAAATGGGTCTTGTGCCAGATGAGCATGACCTTCCAGCAATGATGGATTATGTAAAAGAGATGAGGGAGATGAATCTTGGCTAATTTAACTATTGACGACAGCATGGATGAAGATGAGGGCGGGATCACAGTAAAACTTGATTCTCCATCACATACAATAGAACATGACTTCGGTGATCCATTTAATGCTACATGGGATGAAATTAAGAAGTCAGATGGATTAAGTCCTAATTTTCGTCGTCAAGTAAATAGAATGCAAAAGTCATTTACTGGTGTTGGTGATGCAAAATCTAAGAAATTAGATCCACTTGACCTTACAGGATATTCTCTTTTCCAAATTGTTCAGCCTCCATATAACATTTTGTACTTGGCTCAACTATATGATATTTCTCCATATCATCACTCTGCAGTAAATGCTAAAGCGGCAAACGTAGTAGGTCTGGGGTATAAGTTTGATAACACCTGGGCTACAACTGCAAAAATTGAAGAAGTCATGGATAATCCAAAGAAGCTTGACAAGTTGCGTTCAAAGCTTGAGGGTTACAAAGAAGAGCTTCGTTCTTATCTGGAGTCAATGAACTCTGATGATTCATTTACAGAAACAATGAAAAAGGTTTTTATTGATTTAGAGTCAACTGGAAATGCTTACCTTGAAGTTGGTCGTACAACAAATGGCAAGATTGGCTACATTGGGCATATTCCTACAACAACCATGAGAATCCGTCGTCACCGTGATGGTTTTGTTCAAGTTGTTTATAACCGTTATACATTTTTTAGAAACTTCGGTGACACCGAGACCCCAGATCAGATAGGTACTGATCCCCAGCCAAACGAAGTAATTCACTTTAAAGTTTTTACTCCGTCAAATACCTACTATGGAGTACCAGACGTATTATCAGCAAAGAATGCGGTTGCAGGTGATGAATTCGCTCAACGCTTCAACCTGGATTACTTTGAAAATAAAGCTGTACCACGTTATATCATTACTGTTAAAGGTGCAAAACTTACTGCTGACTCAGAGCGTAAACTGCTTGAATTTTTCCAGACTGGCCTAAAGGGTAGAAACCATAGAACTCTTTATATCCCGCTTCCTTCAGATGGCGAGCAAGGCCGTGTTGAATTCAACATGGAGCCAATTGAGGCGGGAATACAAGACTCTTCATTCAGAAACTATGCAGTAGAAAATAGAGACCGTATTCTTCTTTCTCACCGTGTTCCAGTATCTAAGTTGGGCATGCCAGCAAACGTATCGTTGGCAAATGCTAAAGATGCTGATAAAACATTTAAAGAGCAAGTATGCCGTCCACGTCAAGAAGAGCTAGAATTTAAAATAAACTTGATTATCAGAGAATTTACTGATGCGTTTGTTTTAAGATTTAATGAACTTGCACTTACAGATGAAGAAACTCAATCTCGTATTGATGACAGATATCTAAAGGATCAAGTTATTACTCCTAACGAAGTTCGTGCACGTCGTGGAATGGCTCCACTTGAAGGCGGTGATGCAGTGCTAGTTATTAATCCTAAAGCAGCACAAGATGCAGCATCTGATGCAAGTGGAAATAAAACACGTGATCAAAATAGAACTTTAAACGCTCCTGATAAAATGGGCACCGCTCGGAACGCAAAGGGCGAGGGTCCACAAGAAGGTAACTAAAAATGGCAACAGCATTAGATGTATTAAATGTTGCTAGAAGCCAAATAGGTTTTGTTGAAGGACCTATGAATGAAAACCCATATGGAATTTGGTATGGTGTTCCTAATGCAAGTTATTGTGCTATGGGTATTTCTTGGTGCTTTGCACAAGTTGGATTATCACATTTAGTTGCTGCACAAACTCCAAAAGGATTTGCATATTGCCCAGCAGGGCTAGCTTGGTTTCAAAGACAAGGTTTAGTTGTAAATAAATATCAAGGACAACCAGGCGACTTGGTGTTTTTTAGCTGGGGTACTGGCGTAGCAGAACACGTTGAAATAATTGAATCAGCATCTCCAGACGGATTAACAACAATTGGTTTTAATACAACTGATAAAAATACAAGTGCTGCTGCAAATGGTGGAGGATGCTATAGAGAACATCGCCCCTATCTTTATGTTATGGCAATTGTAAGACCTAAGTATCCAGTGCCATTAAAACCTGTTTCAAAGGGTGTTACAAGCAA